ACACGACTAGCAAACGAATTCAAAACTTTTATTTGGAACAACAACCGAGCAGAGGCAATGCGTTCTTACCACGACGACCTTGTTATGGCTCTTGCGATCGGTTGTTGGGTGAGGGACACGGCGCTTACAGTTAGCAAGAAAGACCTAGAATACAAGAGAGCAATGGTTTCCTCAATGAGACTAAACTCTACGAGGCTCCACACAAGCATACCAGGAATGACTGGTCATCAGCAAGGCGTTTGGAGCGACAATGCGAAGAAAGAAATGCAACAACAAAAAGACTTTATTTGGCTTATCAAGGGATAAAATAAATGGCTAGAAGAAACAGAAGAACAAATCGCACTAATAGCGCAAACACAAGAAACCCACAGTCTGATCTATTCAAGGCATTAACCAGGGTTTTCTCTGGTCCTCTCGTCAACCGCAGGACGCAGACAGGCCGCCGTCTTCGTAGATATCAGCTAGACAAGTATCAAAGCCGCTTCCGTTCCGCCAGTGGTCAGGAGTTCAAGACCGCAAAGTCAGCCAACAACTACAACCTCCAACTAGGCATTATGAACGCCCACAACCGCGTTGAGCGCTATGTGGACTTTGACCAGATGGAGTACACACCAGAGATCGCCTCTGCCCTTGATATCTACGCTGATGAAATGACAACCCATTCCTCCCTCCAACCGATGCTCAACATCCGTTGTTCCAACGAGGAGATCAAGGCGGTCCTTGACTCACTTTACCACAATATCCTAAATGTAGAACACAACCTATTTGGCTGGTGTCGCTCAATGTGCAAGTATGGCGATTACTTCATGTACCTTGACATTGATGAAAAGTTTGGCATCAAGTCAGTTATTGGCATGCCTTCTAACGAGGTTGAGCGCCTAGAAGGCGAAGACGACACAAACCCCAACTATGTCCAGTACCAGTGGAACACAGCCGGCCTAACGCTTGAAAACTGGCAGGTCGCCCACTTCCGCATCCTTGGAAACGACAAGTACGCTCCCTATGGCACATCCATCCTTGAGCCTGCCCGTCGCATCTTCCGTCAACTTGTTCTAATGGAAGACGCTATGATGGCTTACCGCATCGTCCGCTCACCGGAGCGTCGTGTTGTTAAGGTTGATGTTGGACAGATTCCGCCAAACGAGGTGGAACAATACATGCAAAAGGTCATCTCTTCTATGAAGAGGAACACCATTGTTGACGAAAGCACCGGTCGCGTTGATCTTCGCTACAACCCTCTTTCTGTTGAAGAAGACTACTACATCCCCGTCCGAGGTGAAAGCAAGACAGACATTGCTTCCCTTCCAGGCGGAACTTTCACGGGCGACATCGACGATGTTAAGTATCTCCGCGACAAGTTGTTCTCTGCCCTCAAGATCCCAGCGTCCTACCTAACCAATGCTGAAGGCGCTGACGAAGACAAAACAACACTTGCCCAGAAGGACATTCGTTTCGCAAGAACCATCCAGCGTCTTCAACGTCCAGTTGTTTCAGAATTAGAAAAGATGGGCATTGTTCACCTTTACACATTGGGCTACCGAGGCGACGATCTTTTAAGTTTCTCCCTCGCTCTCAACAACCCATCCAAGATCTCGGAACTACAAGAGTTAGAACACTGGGACAAGAAGTTCTCCGTCGCAGGTGCGGCCACAGAAGGTTTCTTCTCCCGTCGTTGGGTTGCCGAGAAACTATTCAACATGTCCCACGACGAGTTCCTTCGTTGTCAGCGCGAGATCTTCTATGACCGCAAGTTTGATGCACAACTCGCAGCAGTCGCCGAGCAGGTCCAAGAAGAGACAGCAGCGGCCTTCGGTGGCGGTGAAGACCTTGGCGGTGGCGAGGATCTAGGTGGCGGCGAACTTGGTGGAGAAGAGCTAGGCGGCGAAGAGCTTGGAGGCGAAGAACTAGGCGGTGGTGAAGAACTCGGTGGAGGCGAAGAAGCCGGCGGTGAAGAAGATGTTCTTCTCGCAGCACCAGGCCGCAGAGAAGACAATCCGTCCTCCGTAAACAAGGGTAAAGCTTACTACCCGGTGAAGAAGAACAGGGACCGCAGAGGCCAGGGAGCAAGGGAAAGAAGCTACAACTCCGTTGCCGGAACCAACTACGCAACTGACGCCCGCTACAAGATGCCTGGAATGAAGGGCCATGGTGGTCTTGGTGAGATTTCAAAGGGCATGTTTGAGGGTAAGGAAACTATTTACAATGATCCTTTCTTAAACGAGGAAAGTATGATACACTTGACTAAGTGGGAACTCGACTCTTTAATCGAACACATGGAGAAGACAAAGAATGAAGTTGAAGCATAACAAAAAGAGAAACACCGCTTTTCTTTATGAAGCCTTGGTCAAGGAACTAACTAAGTCTATTGTTCACGGGAACAAAGAACTTAAAGAAGAACTTATGTCTACTATGAAGCAGTATTTCTCCCCAGGTAAGCCGCTTCGTAATGAACTTGATCTCATCAAGGCTCTTTCGGAAACAAAGCACCTTGACCTCTTCACAGCCGAACGCCTTCTAAACGAGACAAAGGCAGAATATTCAAAGTTGAACAAGAAACAGATCTTTAACGAGCAGTCCGCTATGATCAACCGTATCAACAAGGTTCTTGGCACTGATGTCTTTTCTAACTTTGTTCCAAACTACAAGCACCTCGCTACCATCCACCAGATCTTCTCCGAGAAGGTTCCTGTTAAGAGCCGCGTTCTACTTGAAAGAACCATCATCGGTTCACTAACCTCCAAACCAAGAAACGCTGCGGTAAAGACAGAAATGCCACATATGGACAAGTTAGTTTACAAAAAGGTTATTGAGAACTTTAACACAAAGTATGACGGCGAACTCCTAACCGAGCAGAAGAACCTAATAAACAAGTTTATTGTTTGCACAGGCGACAGAGCAACCGAGTTCAAGGTTTACCTAAACGAAGAGATCGGTCGCCTCAAAGAAGAGGTGTCCGAGGCAAGAAATAAAGAGATCTTCCAAAACGACAACGAACTCTCTGAAAAGATGAACCTTGTGTCCGAGGCACTAAACAAGTTCCAAACAAAGAAGATCGATCAAACCCTCGTTCACAAGGTTATGCAGATCCAGCAACTTGTTAAGGAGCTTGTTGACTAATGGCCATTAAGATCACCATCGGTGGAGGAAAGAAAAAAGCCCCACCACCCCCTCCAAAGGTTGCGGAGATCAAACTTAACATTTCTAAGACGGTCAATGGTGATTACTACATCAAAGACCACTCCGACATTGACATCGTTATTATGGTAAAGAAGAACAAGGTTCTCGCTCTTTCCAAAGATCTAATGTCAGAGATGGTTTATGGAGCACAAGATCGACTATTCAGATTTCTAACAGAAAAGGGCCTCGTTGATCCAACAACAGTCCAGGGCGGTTCCGTCTATGGTTCCATGGAAGGGATGCTTTTGAAGTCCGACGAACTCAATGTCCCAAACATGACTATTCTAAACATTTCAGAGTGGATCGATTCTGAACGTCCTTACTTTGAGTTTGTTGAAAAGTTTGAGGAAATGGAGGTTGAGCATTTTGTTGATCCTAACGAAGAAGAGTCAACAGAGTTGGGTGAGGTTCCACACGAAGAAACAAAGGGAACACTCCGTCCAGGCTACACCTACGGTCCTTACTGGCAGTCCTACACTTACTAAGGGGTTATTATGGACTTACTTTGGTTTTCGCTTGCTTGCTACGGCTTGACTTACCTTGTCGTCTATGCAAGTATTTTTAATAGAATCCGCCCAAGCAAAGACTGGCTTTGGGGTTTTGGCAAGTTATTTAACTGCACGCTCTGTATGGGTTTCCATTCCGGGTGGCTTTTGTTCAGCATAAACGCTTGGACGGAACTATTTACTTTTGACTACACCGTAGCAAACTTTTTTATTTGTGGCTGGATTGGTTCCGGCGTCTCTTATTTGCTTTCAATGGTGGTCAACGATGAAGGTCTCAGAATAACAAAAGGAGCAGACAATGCGTCGTAGAAACATTCCAGAAGTTCGCCGTTGTTGCAGCGGCTCTTAACTCGGGCGGGTTGCGCCCGCCAAATACTTAGGAAACAACCATGGGAAAAACACTTTTACGAGAATATTACGCCCTCTGTGATGGAGGCATTTGCCAAGACTTCTTAACCGAAGCAGAAAAGAAACTTGTTGCTGATGGCAAGAAGTTCTACATGACCGGTTGTATGCAGAAGTACGACACGCCAAACGGCAANGGTCGTGTTTATTCCAAGAGAGTTCTCCAGCGTGAGATCGAAAACTATTGGAAACTCGTAAAAGAGCGTCGTGCCCTTGGGGAACTCGACCACCCAGACGACTCCGTTATCAACTTAAAGAACGCCTCCCACCTCGTAACTGACATGTGGTGGGATGGTCCTGCTCTTATGGGCAAGGTTGAGATCCTTGACACCCCATCGGGCAAGATCCTAAGAAACCTTGCAGAGTCCGGTGTCACCCTTGGCATCTCTTCACGCGGTCTTGGCTCCGTAAGGGAAGAGCGAGGCCGCATTATGGTGGAAGACGACTTCCAACTTATTTGNTTTGACTTTGTTTCAGAGCCATCCACCCCAGGTGCTTTCATGCANACCAAGGGTGCGATGCACGAGGCAAAAGAGCCAAACATCTTTACAAGAGCGGACAAGATCAACCGCATCCTAAACGACATTTTGAGGGACTAATGAAGCGTTCAGAACTAAAAAAGATTATTGAGCCCATCGTTAAGGAGTGTGTCCAAGACATCCTTCTTAAAGAAGGCTTGCTTTCCAACATCGTCTCCGAGGTTGCAAAGGGTATGGGAGGTCAAGTGATCCAAGAAAGCAGACCTGTTCCTTCCACAACAGCAAAGGCTCTTGGCATCACCCCAATGAGAGACGAACAAGCCCGCTTAGACGAGATCAAGGCAAGAAAGAGAAAGCTATTGGACGCTATTGGAAAGGACGCTTACAACGGCGTTGACATTTTCGAAGACACAAAACCTATTGTAGAAACAAAGAAGAGCAACATGGGTCCAGCAAACCCACTAACAGGGGACGGCAGAGCCCCAGACGATCCAGGCGTTGACATCACCGGCATCCTAAACATCGGTGGCAAAAACTGGAAAGCTTTGATGGGTTGATACTATTTATAGAAGCGAGGGACAATAAATGCCAGAATTTACTTATACATCAGGTACCAGAAAGTTTACAAGAACAAGAAACTCACTAAATAGGTCCACCTTTACTTTGACAGGTGCAACAAGTGTTACGTCTTCCTTTGACACCGGCAAATATGGCTCCCTCCAGTTTAAGGCAGAAGGAAACGCTTCTTACATCAAGCCAGAAATGCTCATTGTTCAGTGCTCTAACACAGCAAGCACTCCAACTTCTCTCGTTGTAAGAATAACAAGGGATGCTGCTGGCGACGAATGTATCATCCCAGATACTTCTGGTTCTCTCTCAATTGGGTTAACTGATGATCAAGATGTTACAGCCGTTTACCAAATCGGCCTTCCTTATGTAGATAAGACAACACCAGCGGCTTCTTTCTACCTCTTCTTTAAGACGGACACTGGAACGGTTGACGTTGACTATGCTGAACTTTACACAACAGTAGAGACTTTCTAAAATGGGAATTGCAAGAGTAGCAGTAACCAGAGTAACAACAGACTACGCTGTCGTTAGACCTCCGTTGCCAACAACAGACTTTCAGTCCTCAGGTGGCACTTTGGGCGC